TTACTGGCAGTAGTGAACGAAGCGAAGGTCGTCGCGTTCGTTCTCGTAATCCTCCATCGCCTGATGGAGGACGTTGTCAGGCGGCAGAGCGCGAAGCGCGTCTGATATCTTTTTCAGGGTGGCATCGTCGTAGGCGACGGGTTTGGGACATTGGCCTGCTGTCGAGCGGGTGCTCCCACAGCCTGATATCACCAAAAGCGCGGCGATCGCCGCGGCCCCAAACCCTGCCCTGAAGTCCATAAAGATGCTCCTGCCGCCCTTACGGCACGATGACCAGAGCCCGCTACGCGATCAAGCGAGAAGTGCGCAGGCCCGGTTATTTCTGATCAGTTGTGGAGCTGCAACTGGCGTCCGAGCTGGATCCGCACCTCGTTCAGTATCTCGGTCACGCGAGAGAGCGCCGACCGCATCTCACCCTGGAATTCGCGCACCTCTTTGCGCTGATCTTCGCTTGCGTGCTCCATTGTGGCGAGGCGCACCTCGTGCTCGCTGACCCTAACCGTCAGATCAGCACGCACTTGCTGGATATCCGAACGGAGGCTCAAATAGCTCGTAATCGCTCCTCCCCCGATGGTCACCAAGATAACGGCGGCTTGAAGCAAGTGTCCGAAATTGATTTCAGGACTGAACCTTGGCCATAGTCGCTTGTCGTCGATCATCGTGCCCGCCCGCAGATCCTGATTCCACCGGGGCCAAAACTCAGCGTCTTCGTCTCGCCGCCGACGTGCAAGCTGCATTCACCGGTGGTCTCGTCAGCGGTGACAATCTCGCCTGGCACATCGGTGTAGTTATCGGTGCGAACGATCTTCCAGCGGCGCTTGTCTTCGCTGCTGTGCCATGATTCGAGCTTCAAGGGGGCCTCTCTGTGACTAATGGCTTGAAATAATTTTTCGGCGAGCGGTTGCTTACTGTGAGCCGATTAAGGTCCAGGCTAAATTGGCCAACGTCGCGTCCGGCAACGCTGGCGCGACGACAGTCAAAATGTCGCCCGCCATGAAGATCGTCGCCGAAGCCATTGTGAAGGTCGCAGCCGTCGCTCCAGCGGCGAAGACCATGGTTCCGACATTCACGCCGTTCTTGCGGATATTGTAAGTCGTGTTTGCGGTAGCAGCGACCCCGGCTGTCCCCTGGCTGCCACTCAGCCCGGCGGGGAATATGACAGTGCCGGCGAAGACATAGCGCTGGACGACGAGGTTGGCGGTGGTTGACCCGGTAAAGGAGCCTGATACGGTCGTCGAAACCGCGGCTTTGCCCGAGCCAGTCACCGTGTATGTATAGGGCGATACCTCTGAGAGGTTCTGCAAGGCTCCGCCCACGATATTGAACGACAGGAATTTCAGAGATATCGTCTGGCCGATCAAAGTACCGGGATAGGGGAAGCGACCCACCGATTGATCGATACGTGCGAATTGCGTCCCGGCCGAATGACTGGCCGCAGTTGTGCCATAAACACCGCGATAAAGCGTTGTCAGATCATAGTGATTGGTGCCCGACAGGCTCGCGGTCTGATAGGCGAAAAGCTCGCCGCCCATGTAGCAGAGGGTCACGAGGTTGGCCGCGTCGGTGGCCGAGACCGAAAGCAGTTGGCCGCGGCTCTCGCCGACATCAACCGAGCACGTGTCCGTGGCATCCGGACTGCCGCTGGCGTTGCCAATCATCGCGGTCAAGACTCCCTGGACCGCGGGACCAGAAACGGTGCCGGCAAAAGCATAAGAATCGCCGTCGCTCGAGATCCAAACCTGTGCGCCGCCCCAATTCGGGCCGCCTGACAGTGCAATCCAGATTTCAAGATCGCCCGACAGCAACGCTGCCGGCGGCTCAAAGATCAGCGGTGTGTTGACATTTCCCGGTGCTGAGCTCCAGTCGGGGACGAAGCCGCCGACTGCGGCGCCGCTCGCCTGCTTTACTACGGGCTCCACAGTCCCTCCACCCAGCCCGAGGATCGAGGGCGAGGCAGGCGGCGAGAAATTTGTAGGCGGGTATAGAAGGGTCGACGAATAAGGGCCGAAGAAATCTTCGGCGGTAATCGACAGCATACCCTCATCGTCTTCTTCGACGGCGGTGATCCGCACCGTCAACCCACTGGCACCCAGCCTTGCGTCGGTGATTTGTACCAGATCCATCGGCTCCAATAGGATGTATTTCCAGCCGAGTTGAAAGGTGTAGGTGTTGCGGTACAGGAGCTGGCGCTGCAGAAGCAACTGGGCGACCATGCCGCCGACATAGAGCGGATCTGTGATCAGCCGAGCCTTAGCACTGGTGTCGCGCCGCAGCCCGTAGAGATCGATCGCACTTTGATCAAATGCCTCAGCGACCGCGGTATTGTAACTGTTCTGACGATCCAGGCACTCGACTTCGATCATGTTGTTTGCGTCCGCCGGCGTCGACCGCGCGATGTGCAGCGGATCATCGGTGAACCCGCCGGTTATAGGGGTTGCGCCGGAACGCAACGCCGGGCCACCCGGAGCCACTCCTCCATTGATCCCGACGCTCGATTGCTGAATGATAAAGTCGTCTTCGCCGATGGCGTAGACCGGCATTGTATTCGGCGTGAAGGTGTTGGTCGTTGCTGTACCAACCCCGCCGGCAAAGATGCCGCCGCCGCCGGATTGCCCGATCGTCGTATTGCCCGTCGGATTGGATTGGACGACCATGACGCCAGCGATGCCAGCGCCGGATGCGAGGATCCCAAACCCGACGAGGTTTGGATCGGAGTTGACCGCGTGCGCGAGCCCGGCAATCGCCCCTGGCATCTGCAGATTTGCCAGAGTCGTAAACGTTATAGCGTAGGGGGAGCCCCCATTAAATGCGGGATCGGTAAAGCTCAGGCTGATCGTATCGCCGCCCGCCTGGGTCGGCGCGCCGGTAAAGCTCGCGACCGTGAAGGTCTTAGTGACCGGGTGATCGCCGTAAGGGATGATCTTCAGCAGGGATCCGGACCACACGATCGCGCTGTTGGTCACCCTCGTGATATCAGAAAGCGATTGTTGCGCCTCCTGCTGCTGATCGAGCAGCGGCGACAGGAACAGGCCGAGCGCGGCACAATAACTCGCGTAGGATGAAGCGGCGTCGGACGTCATCGCTGGATCGAGATTGGCTGCCGGAAAATTCGCCCCGTAGCGCGGATTAATCAAAAAATCGCTAACAATCTGCGCCGGGTTCGCGTCGTAGCCATTGGGCGAAGCGCCCGGCGCGCCCGCGCCGACACCCATTACCTCGAAATTGAAATTCGGCAGGGTCGCGGTATTACCCAACTGATAGTTGGCGAATACGATATTCGCAGTCCCGGAATAGCCAATCGCCTTCGCAGGATGGGCGCTTGACCAATAGGGGTCGGCTGGCTGCTCGTCGGTGCCGAGATTGATGCTCGAGATGCTCTGGAGCCCGGCCACGGTGCCGATGTTCTTGTCCCACCAGGCCAAGCCCAACCCGGCAATCGGCCCTTGGCATATTCCCATGATGAACGAGGCCGAATACGTGTACTGCTGACCGCCCCCTTTGCCGCCGCCGCCGCCTTTGCCTTTGCCTCCGGCTTGCTTGCTGGGTATTGCGGTGAAATCGTCGTAGTCGAGCAAGTTGGGGCTGACCTTGGTGGTGCCATATATCAGCGGAATAACGCCGCCTGCTTGAGAAGTCTGAAACTGCAGGGAGCCAACGGCGCGCTGCTGCTTGGCGTTTGAGCTGCCGCCGAGAATTCCGCCCATCAGACGAACGGATCAAAGAAGCGGACAACGCGTCCCGCCAGCTGCGGCTGCTTCGCATCGGCATAGATTACGCCGCCACTGTGCCAGGCGTGGATCAGGCGAGGCCATTCAATGACGACCGCGCCATGCGCGAAGCAACGGCCGAATTTGAAGAGTGCAACGTCACCCGGCTGGGGCGGATCTGGGATCTCGCGGGCGTACCGGATCACGCCTTCGAGGTAGCGCTCAGCGTCGCGATGCAGATTCCAGTCGGGTGGATAGAACGGAATTTCAATGTGTGGAATAACGCCGGCGCTCTCGTAGACCTCCGCGAGCATCATCAGGCAATCGGTGCCGGCGCCCCGGACCCGGCCCATATGGTGATAGGGCGTGCCCAGCCACCTGCCCGCCTCCTGGGTAACCGCAAGCCGCCGTGGATCAAGTTCAATATGCGTCATACTGCGGTTTCCGGGGTCGGGATGTAAGGAACCCCGCCGAAGTGGGCTGCGTTGTTGAAGACGTTGGTGCAGGTTGCGAGCGTACGGTCACAACCCGGCAGAAGCTGAAATTGATCCCCGGTGGCGACCGGCGACAGAAAGGCCAGTTTGACTGTTACGGTGCCGCCGCTGACAAAAGATGATATCGTGCGGCTGTATCCTGCATTGCTGCCGGTAACGCCAATAATGGTACCTTGCGCGTACGGGGTGGTTGTCATGGGTGCGCCTTCGATCACGGTCGTCGTCGACGAGCCGCCGGCCGCGAATGTTACAGTGAGGCTCGACCGATTGAATAGGCACATGGCGTCGCCAAAAACGTGCGTGCAGCTCGACTGCCACAGTCGCCGCGGCATCTGAATATTGAGCAGTTCGAGGTGCGAGCGACACTTCATCTCGATGCTGGTGCGGCTGCAATCGATGTCTGAGATACGGCCGCAGAACAGAACGACCGTCCCGGCGCTGGTATCACCATACCCGCCTCCCTCAGCACCCATAAAGGCTCGTTCTAACTGCAACAATGCGCCATCTAATTGCCCTCGCCATGCAGCCTCCAGGAACGGCGTCAAGCCGATGAGGTCCGACGTTTCCGGGTAGATTTTGATGTCGAGTTCGTCGACCTGAGTGCCGATCACGACCTTTGTCTTAGAGCGTTCGAACTTAGGTCCGGCCGCAAACAGGTATCCATTGGCAACGATTGCCGTTGGCGTCGCCGAATATCGCAGGATCGTCGTGCCGCCGACCAGGGTGAAGGTGTACAGGTCGGCCATAATGAATTGTTGACCGCCGTTGAGAAGAGCAATCAGGGCGCTTGAAGCAGGCTTCATGGCCGCACCGAGATAAATGTGAGCCGCTTGAGCTGCCACAGTTGGAACATGAAATTCTCAAAGGCGTAGCTGTCGTCGATAAACCGGCATCGAAAGTAATAACTGTAGTCGGCGGTGATAATTACGCCACTGCCCGGCGCGGTATTGAATGCGATTAATCCTGTATTCGGATCGACGATATAGTCTCCTGGACTTTGGGTGATTCCGTCTAGATAAATCGCATTGACGACATCTGGCGCCACGACCGGTTCGAGAAAGCCGCCGCCGGGTAGAGCAACACCCATCGAGCGCTGCAACTGGAAGACGATGGTGCTGGCGTTGCCAGTGCCGATTTGTTGTCCGGTAACCCGGTCATCGCTCGGGTCCCGGAACAGGAACGTACCGAATGCACCCTGACAGAGCATGAAGAAGCCCATCAAGGTTCGCAGCTCGTCATAGCCAGCGGCCGGGTTGTCACGCAATAAGTCAAAGACCAGAGTGAACTGCCACAGCGGATATGGATAATCGAGCGCGCGCAACTCTCGTCCTGAAGCCGCACGTTGAATGCGGGTCTGAAACGTCGGCGTCTTCGTGATGCTCCACGCGAGACCGGGCAGAGAAGGGAAGACCAAAGCCATCAGGCGGTCCGCAGTGTCGAACCGTTGCGCATCGCGTTATTGATCGCCGTCACGAGCGCGCCGCCATTGCTGCGAAAGAACCGTGCGACGTCCTGGCTATCCATCGCTGAAACGCCAAAGTTGACAACGACGGGGGCACCGCCGCCGGTATTTGCCCCGCTTGGTGCGGCGATCAAGCTCTGTAGACCTTGGGAGATATTCGCCGGCAGGACCATCTCATTACTGTGCAGTTGTGCGAGCACGCCGCCAGGCCCCAGGGTGGGCACTGTCCACCCGCCTTGCGCGCTCGGCACGATGCCTCCATGCTCAAAGCCGAACAGAGTGCCGATCCCTTTGAAGAGACTACCGAAGATGCCCCCGGAGCCAAATACGCCACTAAGTGCTAGACCTCCGGCAAGACTACTGCCCGCCACTTCCTCGCCCTCGCCAGTGAGACCACCAGAGAAGTCGTGAGCCGCGCCGCTGAGTACGCCGCCGGCCAAGAGGTTGCCGATCTGGTCGAATACGCCTCTGACGGCCGAGTTGACGAACTCCGCGACGATCGATTGGGCCAAGTTTGCCAGCGCCCGCTGCACCGTCGTCGTGCCCAAGATGATACCGGTAACCGACCTATCGATCGCGCGCTCGACCGGTGCAACTAGGTCGTTCCACGCCTGTTTGTTCGCTTCCGCCAGTTTGGTATCGAGCGCTTGCACTTCGCCGACATGTTTCTCGTAGGCAAGCGTCTGTTCCTGGATAATCTTTTCCTGGGTCCGTGTATCGTTCTGAGCCGCGTCAAGCTTTTTTTCGTAATAGGCTTGATCATAAGACCATTTGAGATCGAGGAGATCTTGCTCCTGTCGGATCTGCTCGGTGGCAGAGATTTGGCCGAGTGCGGCCTGGTCATTAATCGCCGCCCGATAGTTAGCGAATTTCGCGTCCGCGATCTTCTGAGCGCCGCTGACCTGGTCGAGTTGATCACGTTCGGCTTGCACGGCGAGCTGCTTTTCGAGCTCGTAGATGTTTCGCTCGACCGCTAAGCGGGCGTTCGATCCCGCTTCGGTCAGCGCCAGCTTATCCTGCCAAAACGTCAGTTCTTCCGCCTTTGATTGACCAAAGAAGTTGTGCTCGGCCAATAGCTGTTCCTGCAGTTCCGCGCGCCAGGCCGATAGGCTGTCGGACCCGCCGCTCCCACGAGCAGAACCGGTCCGGTCGGGACGCGCTAGCGCCGACCGTAGATTTTGGTCGTTTGCGGAGCCGCTATTGGGCATTAGGCTATCGCCGACTCGTCCCGCGAGACTAGCGGCGTTCGACTGGAGCCCGCCAATACTCGATCCGATCTGCGCTGCAACCGTGTTGATCTGCGATTGCGCCTGCTGAGCGGCGGCACCCAGCGCTGCGAACTGGGCCCGCATAGCATCCGTGGCCACTTGAACCGAATTTGATGCAGCCTCCATTCCGGATTGGAGGTCGTCGGTTTGGGCGGTGATGACGACGCTGGTTTCAATGTCGGCCAT